ACCTAAATAAATTATATTTGGTTCTTTATTATGTCTTCAAACATCATTGATGCAATTGTATCAGGATCACCATCAATAGATATTACACAGGATATCAAAGATATCCTTTTTGCAAAATCCGCTGAACGTATTGATGACTATAGGCAAGTTGCTTCCAACCACCTATTTAATGCCTCTGATTCAGATAGCGAAGGTGAGGTTGAAGAGTGATTAAAATCGTATTTTCTGAGGTTAGTGCCCCATTAACCTTAATAGAAAGTATTGATTTAGATTCATGTAGTGCGGTGAGAGCCGTGAATACATCACCAAAACCAGCACATCTATTCATAGTTGATGTTTCTGGGTCAACTAAATCAATTACCGTTGTTGGTAGTGAATCTATTATTTTAAAAAAGCATATCTCCGAGAGAGTTTATGCATCTTCAAAAAATATTTTTATTGCTGGCGTAAGCATTTATTAAGATGAAACTAATCACAGAAGAAATCCATAAGGTTGAGTTTATCACTGAGGAAGTAGGCGGTAAGAAGTCTATGTTCATTGAGGGTATCTTCCTCCAAGGAAACCAAAAAAACCGCAACGGTCGTCTTTATAAGACTGATACATTAGCGCGTGAAGTTGGTAGATACAACGAACAGTACGTAACTAATGGACGTGCTCTAGGGGAACTAGGACATCCTGACGGTCCTACCGTGAACCTAGATCGTGTATCACACAAAATTGTCTCCCTAAAGCAGGAAGGCAATAACTTCATCGGTAAAGCAAAGCTACTCGAAACCCCTATGGGTAAGATTGCTAAAAGCTTGATCAGTGAAGGAGTAACTTTGGGAGTTTCTTCTCGTGGTGTTGGTTCACTAACCGAAACTAGAAGCGGGTATAAGCTAGTCGGTGAAGATTTTATGTTAGCAACTGCTGCTGATATTGTAGCAGATCCAAGTGCACCTGATGCGTTTGTTCAGGGCATTATGGAAGGTAAAGAATGGGTTTACGTCAATGGCGTACTCACAGAGCAACAAATAGAGGACGCTAGGTCTACTATAAATAAACTAGTGGTATCAAGAGAACTCCAAGAAAAGAAATTAAATCTTTTCAATGAGTTTCTCTCCAATCTATAAATCTTATAAATAAATATAGATTTATACTGTTAAATCATTACTCGTCGGTAGCAACTATTTTACAAGACATGGAAAACGTAGTAACAAAAGGTGCAAAGGCTGCTGAACCTATGGATAAGGTTGAGGCAAGCTCCACCCCCGGACAGTCAATTACTGATCTCGGTGGTCCCACCCCTGAAAACTATACCAATGACCCTAACGGTCCTGCGAAGTTGAATGACGCCGCTGCACCCCTTAAGCAAGTTAAGGATGTAGTCAACAAAGGCGCAGCTGCAGCAGATGGTATGGAGAAAGTCAAGGGTGAGCCCCCCGCAGGCGGTTCAACTGATTCCCGTTCCGCAGGTTCACAAGCAGACAAAGTAACCACCAAGCCTCCAGGACAAACTCATAAAGAAGAGTCTGAATTTGAAGATGATGAAATCATCTCCGAAGAAGATATCGAAGTAGCTGAGTTTGACATTGAGGAAGACGTTACTGCGCTTCTAAGTGGTGAAGAACTCTCCGAAGAGTTCCAGAGCAAAGCTCGCACCATCTTCGAAGCCGCAATCCGTAACAAAGTTGCTATCGTCAAGGAAGAGCTACAAGCTGTATACGAGGAGAAGCTAACTGAAGAGCTAGTATCTATCCGTACCAGCCTAAGTGAGCGTGTAGATGCTTACCTAGAGTACGTAGCAGACGAATGGATGGCTGAGAATGCTATCGCCGTCGAACATGGACTACGCACCGAAATCACAGAGTCATTCCTATCTGGTATGCACTCACTATTCTCAGAGCATTATGTTTCTATTCCCGAGGATCGTTTCGATGTAGTTGAGTCCCTATCTGAAAAAGTTTATGAAATGGAGTCCAAGCTCAATGAGCAAATCGAGAGTAACATTTCTCTAAACAGCCGCCTAAAAGAAGCTGTTTCTGAAACAATTCTCTCTGATGTATCCGAAGGTCTCGCTGAGACTCAAAAGGATAAGCTCGCAGCCTTAGCTGAAAATGTTGAGTTTGATAGCGAAGTAGGTTATCGCGAGAAGCTTGAGTCACTTAAAGAGAGCTATTTCTCTGGTAGTGTAACTGTAGCTCGCTCGTCAAGAAACAGTGTCGAAGACTTAACCGAGGAAGTCGGTACCCAAGAAGTCAAGCCTGAGTATACCGCTCAAATGGCTTCACTCTTAGAACAACTCGACAGATTTTCTAAGTGAATTTTAGATCATTAGATCAAACACAAACAATTTTTCACCAAAAGGTTTAAACAATGTATAACAACGCAAACTCTGAATATCTTCAGGAAAAGTGGCAACCCGTCCTAGAGCACGGCGATGGCATCCAAGACGCTCATAAGCGTGCCGTAACCGCTCAGCTTCTAGAGAACCAGGCAGTAGCCCTCGCTGAAGAGCGTGCATTCTTGGGCGAACAGCCCACCGTTAACACCCAGTCAGGACAGAATCCTGGTGCTGGTCTTAACCAAGCCGGTTTCTCCGGTGGCGCTAATGCAGAAGGTCCTGTAGCCGGTTTCGATCCCGTTCTAGTGAGCCTCATCCGTCGTTCAATGCCTAACTTGATGGCATACGACCTTTGCGGCGTTCAGCCTATGAACGGTCCTACTGGACTTATCTTCGCAATGCGTTCACGCTACAACGATCAGTTCGGTGCAGAGACATTCTACAACGAAGTTGATTCCGCATTCTCCGGTCAGCCTTCTGACCTATCTGCTAAGTACAACGCTGGTGACGAAGGTCCTACCGTTGGTCTAGGAACCACTGCTCAGCAAGGTTCTAACCCCGGTCTTCTACAGCCTGGTGGTCCTGACGTCCAGACCGCGTACAACGCTGGTCAGGGCATGGGTACCTACGAATCTGAGAGCCTCGGCGAAGAAGGTTCTGAGTTCCGCGAAATGGGTTTCTCAATCGAGAAGCTAACTGTTACCGCCAAGAGCCGCGCTCTAAAGGCACAGTACAGCATGGAGCTTGCACAAGACCTTAAGGCTATCCACGGTCTAAACGCAGAAGCTGAGCTTTCCAACATCCTCTCCTCTGAAATCCTTGCGGAAATCAACCGCGAAGTTGTCCGTACTATCTACAAGACAGCTGTTCCTGGTGCTCAGGCAAACGTTGCTCAAGCTGGCGCATTTGACCTTGACGTTGACTCCAACGGTCGTTGGTCAGTTGAGAAGTTCAAAGGTCTTATCTTCCAAATCGAGCGCGACGCTAACGCGATTGCCCAGCAAACTCGTAGAGGAAAGGGGAACCTTATCGTTTGTTCCGCAGACGTTGCTTCCG